GTTTTTGGGGTATGAATCACAGCTTAATCACAGCTTTTTTCTGCAAAAATACTTACCGCTTTATCCCCTGCATTCGGCGTCGCTTCCGGCATAAACTTTCCATAGACGTGTCGGATCATAGCCCAGTCTTTGTGCCCCATCTGTTCAGCTACCCACATCGGGGATTCCCCTGCTGAGAGCATCATAGATGCGTATGTGTGCCGCGTTTGATATGGTCGTCTGTATCTGACGCCAGACTTTTTAACCGCTGGCAGCCACAAGCATTGCCGTATCGGTTTATCTCCTGCCCATCTCTCTAGCGTTCGTGGATTCTGAAACACTTCTCTCCCTGCAAGCAGGGTATATTCCTTCTGTGCCACAAGAGCTTTGTAGGCCGGTTCAAGTAACTTCACTTCCCTGGTAGAAGATTCTGTTTTTGTTTTCTCGATCTTCTTTGATCCCTGAGTCTTGGCCTTTCGCACATAAGCAACTCTTCTCTGCCAGTCTATATCTTCCCAATCCAGAGCAACTAGCTCTGATGTTCTCATTCCTGTCCATAGAGCAAACTGGATAAGGTTCTTTCCCTGCCCCGTCATCTCAGCAAGAATCGATGCTTGTTCTTTTGCTGTGAAGGGGTCCACATCATCAGTGGTTTTAGGGGCTTCCTGACGTGCGTACGTCCAGTCATATAACGGATTTGATTCTATTACCTCATCATCCACTGCATCTTGCAGAGCTTTTCGTAACGGGCTTTGGATGTTGGATAGCGTCTTGTTGCTTACGTCCATGTCCTTAAGAAAATCTTTGACATGAGAGCGTTTTAATTCGGAGAGTATGATTTTGCCTAGGGCGTGATTAATCCGCTTGATGGTCTTGCGGTAATCGTCCCATGTGCTTTCTTTGAGATGTTTCTTTTGGGACTCGTGCCATGAGTCTAGGTATGACTGAAGCGTTAGAGCTTCACCTTTTGACTCTATGAAGAGTAGGCGGCGTGGGGAAGTGGGGAATGTGTCGCTGTAGTTGAATATGCCGCGATCAATAGCGTCTCGTATCGCTCCTAGATGATTCTCTACGCGCTTGCGGTTAGCGGGGGAGGGCTTGAGTTTGACCCTTTCTCGGCACGCAATCCCTTTAAAGGTGAAGGAGATTTCGTATGATGTTTTTGAGACCTCACGGACCCCAGACCCGTCTCTACCCATGATTCAAAACCTTCCGCTGAGATTAAAATTCGACCGTCAGGAGCTTTACGAAATACTCTACCCTCCATCCACGTTCCGTCTTTTATCTTAGCACGTACAGCTTCCTCACTATAGCCTGTAATCTCGGAAAATTTCCTGATTGTGAAGTAGCTAATCACGTTTCAATTCCAGCTCAATCAACAAATCAATAAAATGTTTAGCCTTGTTTAGATCGCTAACACCACCTTTTTCTCTCCATCTGCTCAAATATTTGATGGCATTACCTTCGCAGAAACCGATGCCGTTAGCGTGTATATACTCTACAGGTTGAATCTTGAGCGTCTTGTAGTGAGTTCCTGAGACTTGTTTGGATAGGGCTGATTCCACGTCATGCTCCGGTTCTGGTGTGTAGTCCCAGGTGCGGTTACTCATTCCATACCTCCAAGGTGTTTCCTATTCACTAGCACTAGATTTGGCTTGGGGCAGAGCCAGCACATCTTGTTATGTGGTATCTGAGAAAATACTAACGCGGACTCAAAGGGGTTCATCATTGCCCTTACCGTGCCATCCCCACAAAACTTAAATAGCCTCTGCCACATCCAGACTTTCATTTGCGCTCCAATGCGGAGCGAAGGTTTTCGATAGCAGTAATCAAATCTGGAAGTCTTGACTCCTCCAACATGTACCGATCAAACCTAGAAACAACTTCCTCCGCCGCCTTCCTGAGCTTGTCGGACTGAGGGCGGGTGTAGAGAATCCTGGCGTCACTCTTTACTTCACGTTCTTTTGAAGTGAAGTAATCGTATTGCTCTTTCGGAGTATCAAACCATGTGTTTCCATCAAACCTAAGCTGATAAACAGGCACATCCTCCTGCGCTGGCGGTGTCGGGGCTGCGGCTACCGCCGCTCTCCATCTTTCTGGGTTGTATTCGAGCGAAAAAGGAAATCGAGGCAAATCTAATGCTTGGGCTATTTCCAGTGTAGGCTCAACCGGTACAAGTTTCCATTCCATTCTCACTCTCCTTTAGTATCAGAGAGTTCACGATTCCAGATCATCATCACGTAATTCGCTATATCTACAGGATCTGGCTGGTCCCGGTAAAACGCATTTTGAAGAAGCCCTTTCAGTCTCTCAATGTGGCAGAGTTGGGGATTATCCCAGCCGTGATATCCTTGCTCACGCTTCTTCTTCAGTTTCGCCTTCATTGCATTTGCGAATTTATCAACAGCCAGATCATCTGAATGTTGCGTAACTTCATTTTCCATTTTCTTCTCCTTTAGTATCATACGGCTGGCGACTGATACCGGCCCGGTCTGTTTACCACCGCGAAATCGCAATGGATCAATCGCCATGCGTATAAGTCCCGGTTACTCTCGTCCGGGTCCGCGCTTATCAATTGGCGGAAGGGGGCTGTCTTTCCAGCGTCATCTTGGTGAATCCGCCTCGTCGCATCGTCCCAAGAAAACTTTGCGCGAGGCCGCCAAAACTTCTGGCGCTCTCTGGGTTTCGTAAATTCTGTGCCGCTTCTCTCCCGGCTGGTCACGCCCAATTTTTTGCACTGTTGCTTGGCTCCGTGCTGGCTGGCCTCATGCTGAGGTATGACGTTTTTTCGCTGCTCTTCTCTGCTGCAATTCAAGTATCAGGTAGCGTCCTTCTCAAGACGCTACTTGCTACTGGCTCGTTAATTCCCCAATTATTAAGCCTTTCGTGCAGACAGAGTTTTAAATACTCCCATCCTCCTTTACAGTGATTGAAAAACTGGTGAGTGTGGCCGGTGCTGATCTCCGGCTTGCTGGCAGGTCATTTTGGCTTCTGGCTTCAATCCTCAGGATGACAATGCTCCCTAAGTCCAGCTTGCCCGATGACAGTCTTTTGGAATCTCGGCGACAATTTACAGCCCAGCTATCAACCGCTACCTTTAGCGCATCAGCCTGCGCATTCACACTCATAAGCTTTTAATCCGGCTCTGCCTTCACCGGCTTTTCATAACCTATGATTGTCCCGCAGCCTACAGGCTGTTGAGTTGAAAAATCTTTAGCAAGCAATCCATCAACATAGTCCCGGTCGAATCCCGGCATTGTGGGAAGCAAGGTATCTGATGGAACGGAATCTATCCATTGTAAGGACGCTTGTAACGCTTCCCGCAACCGCTCGTTTTCGGCGTTCAACTCGTCAACTTTACGGTCTAGCTTATCCGCACGCCCCTCTTCTCTCCTAAACGCATCAACATAGGGGAGTAACCGCTCGTTTTCGGCTTTGAGCGCGGCGTTCTCCTCTTTTACGAGCCTATGCGCTTCCGTATAAAACCTTACTAGCCCTTTCTCCGCTACAAGATCAGATTTGAGCGTATCAATCTGCTGCCAAAACTTCTCATAATCACTACTCATAATCCCCTCATTTGCGTCCAGTGTCACGTCTGCGCTCGTGTCGCGGTAGGTCACGCTGCGGCCTTTATCTCTTTCATGTAGCCATATACGGTACTATGTGGCACGCCTATAGCCTGGGCTATTTTGTATCCACTTATCCCTTTATTCAGCATCTCGTCAATCTGCGGTCTAACCAAGTCAATTCGTGCCAGATATTCCCTGTGCCGAGCGTTAGGAGACACTATTTTCGCGTTCATGCTTCCTGCCATGCTGGTTAAAAGCTCAAGCAATCCAGGCATAGGCGGTATGGTTTTATGCTTACCGAGAGGCTTAATGTTTATGACTGTCTCCGGTTCTTCTTGTCTCGGAATTGTGAAAATCCCAAGCTCGCGCTTCTTGTTTTTTATCGCGTTCTTTGTTCTGCCTATAGCCTTCCCTATTTCAGACGCCGTATGATTCATATACTCTTTCTTAAGAAATTCTATTTCCTCCTCGGTCCATTCCTTGCTCACAGCAGCGCTCCTGCTATCACGGTGAGAATTAATGCAAATATCACGTACCATCTTTTCTCGTTTACTTCCGTTTCAGCATAGAAACGCTGACCGTTGAAAGCGTGGCGAGAATCGCGTGGAAAATATTGTTGCGGTCTAAACGGATTCACAGTGAGTCTCCTTGTGTCTCTGTACGTTATCTATCAAGCCAGTGGTCATTACGATGCAGATAATGGCGAAAACGCATATCCAGGGTTTCATGCTGCCACCAGATCGTTTTGTTCTAAATATTCAAGGTAGGCATGCCTTGCCTTGTGATGAATTACACACAGCCACATAACGTTAAGGGGCTGAGAGTAGTCATCGTGATGGGCGTGAATGTTGATTTCTGATCCGCACATTTGGCAGGGTCGTCTCTTTAAATTTCCTTTCTTTATTGCCCATGAAACAGCGCTGTGGGCATATCTATAATCACTATCCTGGCGCATAACTTTTGTTGTCATGATATTTTGGGCAATACGATGAGGAAGTTTGCCTCTCTCCCTGTCGTATGCTCTTATCTTGTCCAAGTTATCTATCCTGTGTTTCGTGTTGTCAGACTTAGTGCATTCTTTGCATTTGTTAAGATGCCCATCCGCCATTTCACTGTGTCTGTAGAACTCGGCTAATAGCTTCTCTTCTTTGCATTTAAAGCACTGCTTGGTTTTTGTATCCTCTGGTGTTTTCGTGTGGTTATCCAGAACCACGGAGTTAAAAGGTATGTCGTCGTCCATGTCTGAGAAATCAGACGCGATCTTCTTAGGCGCTGGCTTCTGCTCACTACCAAACTTAGGCTGTAGCGCAACGCTCATAAACTTTCCTTTGCTGCCTTCCTTGAGCCATGCCGATAACTCGAAATACTCTCCGCTCGGTGACAGAGCGTTTCCGGTATAGTCCGGCTGCTTACTCCCAGTTTCCTTCTTCGTGTTCCTGAACAGTGCTCCTGATCCGTTTCTTTGCTCGAATGCCATTTATGCTGCCTCCTTAATTAAATTCAGTGTTTCTTGTACAAGTCCGATAAACTCATCTCGTCTCGCTCTTAACCGCTCAATCTCGTTCGTGTAATCCGCTCTGTACAGCCTATGAACGATTAACTGGCTCTCTTCGGGAAACTCAGAGCAGTAGCTGACAAAGTCAACCCAATCCCTTCCAGTGCAATCTAAATGACCCACGAGTTGCCACTTATAGGACGGATCAAAACTTCCTCTCCGTAGCGTTGCGTAATGTGTAGGAGCGATTACAGACTTAATCTCTACTACTCCGTCCTTACCTACCAGTCCGTCAGGGGAGTCGCCGTACGTCTCCCAATCGAAGAAGCCGCCATTCGTTACATCAACAAAGTTCTGTTCCTCGTAGAGCATCCTGGCTACCGGTTCCTGCTCATGTCCGCGCTCGGTATGCTCGTTAGAAAAACTTATTTCAGACTTCTTCCCGTTCATTATTTCTAGGGCGGTCTGTAGCGCGTAACGTTTAGCTGGATCGCCGAAAGCGTTAGGGTAGTTAGCCATTACACATCCAAACTGTGATGCTGTTACCTTGCCGCAACGTAACACCATCCATGCGTCACTGTTTTGCGGTATGTCGTGCCAGATCATTTTTGAAAAAACTTTGCTTTTGCATAACCGGCTTCATAACCAGCGTTAAAAAACGTTACTCTTTCGTCGATATCGTCATTGATTTGCACGTTAAAAAATGAGACATGCTTGACGCGCAGCACTTCTGGCGCCGCCTGTTCTGCAATAACCCCATCATCCATCATTGCTCTATAAAGATAATCATCTTCTGGCGCACTCATTCCGCACACTCCGCTATAAGCTGCGCTTTGTGTTCCTCACTGATACTTACCTTCTCAAGTACCTTGTCCAGATTGCCGTCAGCCTTATAACGATTCTTAGCTCCCTCCCACATCTTGCTATTCTCAGGAGTTAGCGTTTTCTTCTCAGGAACGTGCGGACTAATCCGTAACCCTTCTACCGTCTCTTTCCCGAACCGTACGTTCTGGTCTACATAGATCGTTATCCGCAAGTTCTGCCAGTCGTCGATAAATGCTGATCCGGCTATCGTGCTTAGCGTCTTACTGTTCGATGCGTTCAGGATCATCGGCTTTAACTTTTCACCCTGCCGTATCTCTTTCTCGACAAAGTAGGCCGTGTTAAACAAGTCCTTTGTTTTCTTGGTCTGGTCTATCTCAAGCGCAACGTAAGCAACGGTTAGAACGGTCGGCTCTACAATGTCCGCGCTGGACAGGTAAGGGCTGTTAAATGCTTTTCGGTAATGCGTTTTCACTCATTCGCTCCTATTTCGTATTCTTGCCAGTCGTGGTGAATCCACTTAATAAAGTGCTTCCAGTTCTCAAATTCAGGTGGGGTTGGCCCATGAGTTTCGTTACATGTGCTAGCGAACGGGAAAGCTTCGCTCTGAAGCAGAGCAACCCTATACCGCACAATCTCTCTCTTCTTCGCCATCCTGATCTTGCTTACCGGTACTATCTCCGGCGTATCGTTCCATGGAACTTGACAAACGGCAGCATCATCAGCCCACGCTCCGATAAACTTAATCTCTACCCATCCGTAAGCCTCAAGGTATTCAATCGGTTCGCCTCGGCGTGCTGCTTCTAGGTCAAATGTCATTGTTCAATTCCTTCCATTTCGAAGCGGCTCTACAAACCGCCTCCCGTAGCGTTTTCGCGAAAGTCCGTCCTATTTCTGGCAGAGTTAGATATACCCCTGAGATGGTATATTCATCACCTTCCTGCCATTCGATAACGGGCCGCATTTCTTCGATCCAATCCTCTCGTTCCTGGATAGACATGTTCAGCGGAGCAGGGCGTTTCTCTACAAGCTGGAACCGTCTGCCTTGCGCTATAACTTGCGAGTCTGTGCGCTCGCGTTCTGATTCGTGCCATTGCAGGACTTCTAAGGGATCGGTCATTGCTTTATTCCCCACACTTTGCCACTGGTGCTTGTCATTGCGCTGGCGAATGCGAGCATTGCTTCTTTGCCGGTCACTTCTTCCATCATTGGGTCTTCTGCAAACTCAAGCAATTGCTTACGTATCGTTTCAATAGCCTGTCTCAGAGCTTCTTGAGAAAGCATGCGCATTACTTCGTCACTAGGTAGATTAGTCAGACTCATTCCCTCTCTCCCGCAGCTATAAACCGTCCCGCGGTAATCCCGGCCGGTATGGATAAAATGAACCAGATTGTTAACCAGATGATCGGAAGCTCCATTTCTCTACTCCTTATTAGTTGACCGTCTGTTCCGATCTGCCAGCTTTCTCACGGCATTGAAGTTTCCAGCTATGGACTTCATTTATTGCTACGGGCTATTTAGAGTCGCCTCGCCGACTGAGATTTACCTTCCAAAATTCCTCAGAGCCTTAATAATCCGGCTCAAAGCTGCTATCCCGATCAGTCCAGCTACGAGCAGTCCTGAGACGATAAATACGGCTTCGGTAATCAGCCAGGCCCATTCTTCAAAGTTCATTTCGGTTCCTTTTATCTCGCCCCACCGCGCTCACGACTTATGCGGGGAATTTCGTTTGTTCGGTATGCTTTAGGGCATGGGAGAATAATAAGGCAAAGCCTAACACATGTCAATAGGCAACGCCTAATATTTTCTGCTATACTACGTTTTCGATGGACGTAAAAAAGCCCTGCCTAGCAGGGCTTAAGGAGACAATATGTTATATAGAGGGACTAGTGGGTTGACTCTGGGGGCAAGTGTATTCCGCTTGCCGGGTCCGCCAATGCTTTCTGAATCTCAAAAATTGCAGCTATACAGTTTTGCGTTTGCGATGCGGGGATTACCAGGCGCAATGCCTTTGTGTGGTCATTTACGCTTAGAAAATCTATAACAACAAGCTCGCCATTTGTGCTTGCAGAGGCAGTTACAGGGCCAAGGGCGTGATATTCAGCCTCTACGGCATATTCCATCTTTTGTATCTTTTTCACGAAAAGATCATCCGTTAGCCTTCAACATAAGTTGATAGCTTAGCGAGTTCAGCATTCCACTAGTGAATACCGGATTGCGCTCTGCCTCATCTGTGGTAAACGTAACAAAATGGGGCTCAGGATCAAGGTACATAACCACCGTAGCCATTCCTATGGCACGTCCTTGTTGTGCGTGCTCTGCTATAGTCATAGCAGCTTCAGCGGTATTGTGAGAAATAGGTCTTTGTACTAGCGTAAAAGGGGGTTTCACTTTTCCTTTCTCCTTCGGTCAGTGCAAACATTTTTCTTTTGTGGAAAGTTCGGAGCAGGGTAAAAGTGTCTGCGCTCCGGATCAAATCCTAAATCCGTTTTTCTTCTATCTTCTCCTGTGTGTCTCTCGGTATCAACTGCGTTATCAGTAGGGGATTGAGCTTGACTCTCTATCAGCAATGCCATTTGAGCCAACACTCCTATTGCTCCTTCTTCCATCCTATCAACTATCGATAACAGTTTTTTCCTGTTATCCGATTCCGCGTCTTCATCTGATTTTCCGAACCACCATTCGTACGGTAGCCCGAAGTAGTTAACCAATTCGGGGTAATGCTTCTTGTCTATCGTCCCGCGCTTTAGCCAGTCCCCTGAAACTGTTGGCGGCTTGACTTTGAAATGCCGCGCCACATCCGCCTGACTCACGCCTTTGCGTTTTATGGCTTCACGTAATTTCTCTCCCAAATTCACGGGCTTCACTGTTTTAGGCATCACCTAATTTACCTTTTTATTCTTCTGTAAGGCAATGCCTATTGACATATGTTAGGCTATGCCTTATAGTAACGCCTATGGAAAACCAATCCGCAATAAAGAAAGCTACTCAAATTCTTGGTGGAACAAACGCTCTGGCTCGTGCAGCTGGCGTTAAACCTCCGACCGCAAGCGAGTGGCTTAAGGGCAAAAGACCGGTTCCGTCTGGGCGTTGTCCCTCAATCGAACGCGCAACAAACGGCCTCGTAACGTGCGAAGAGCTACTTCCCGATTTTGACTGGAAGTATCTGCGCTCATCCAAATCGCAGGCTGCTTAATGTTTTCCATCGCTGCTACCTCCATTTTCCCTCCCATTACTCCCCGTTTTGGGAGGGACTTTTTTTCTGTGGTGGCTTCGTTGTTTTTCATGATGGTTCCCATTATCCATAACAAAAATCAACTTGTAATCGTTCTCAGGAGGTTTTCGTGAATGTACTAGATGCAGCACAC